CCCATGCGAGACTCGGTATGATTTCTGGTCTCGGGTAGATTCGAATATGCCGGCGCCGGGCAGGAAAGCGAACACAGGCCAGCCGATCCGGCATCGGATTGCTCCGCGCCTTGACTGGACTGAAGTCGAGGACATGCCGTTCGAAGACGGCCCCGAGCTGCCGCGCGACGAGACCTGGCCCTCGCAGACGTTGCGCTGGTGGGAGGCCGTGCGCCGGATGCCGCATGCGGCGCTCTGGGATGATGACGACTGGGCGTTCGCGCTCGACACCGCGCGCGTTGCGGCAAGGTGGCATCAGACAGCGAGCATCCCGGCGGCGGCAGAGCTCCGCAACCGCGAAAAGCTGCTCGGCATGACGTGGGCGTTTCGCCGCGATCTGCGCATCCGGTACGTGCCAGCGCAGGCCGAAGAGGAGCGAGTCGGCGTGACGGCTATCGCCGAGTACAGGAAGCTGGTGGGAGGGTGATAGATAACATTCCTCCGCCTCCGCCGCGACCGCCTGCCGCGATCAATCCCTCCGTTCCACTGGAGGGGCGCGGACTGCGATTCGCCCGAGCATTAGCCGAAGGGCTGTTGTTTGCCATGATTGTCATCTTCGTCCTTGTGGTGGTGATGGCGAGATGAGTCGGATGGATGAACTTTCTGCCCTTCAGCCATGTCCACCAAAGGGGTACGAGAATCCGTTTGCGGCTGATAACGATAGGCCTGACCAACACCCCTGCCATGCTGTGCTTTGGGGGGCGAAGGATGGACTCCAATTCACCAATTGGTACTGCGGTCGAGTCTCAAGTATAAAAGTTCGGCAACGCTGGTTCTGTGATCAGCATGGGAGCGTCGCGGAGCAATGACCACCGCAACGCTCCCGCCGCCCACCCGCATCGGCCCCACTGTCCTCCCGGAGCGTACGCTGGGTTGGGAGATACTGGGTTGGACACGCGAGTATCTGCTGCAACCAGACGGCCCGCAGGCCGGCGATCCGTGGGTGTTCACACAGGAGCAGGCGCGCTTCATCCTGAACTGGTACGCCATCGACGAGGCGGGCCGCTTCGCCTATCGCTATGGCATGTTCCGGCGCATGAAGGGCCACGGCAAAGACCCGCTCGCCGCAGCGCTGTGCTGTATCGAGTTTATCGGCCCCTGCCGCTTTGAGTGCTGGCAGGATGGCCAGCCGATCGCCGCCCCACACTTCGCGGCCTGGGTGCAGGTCTGCGCCGTGTCGCGTGACCAGACGCGCAATACCATGACGCTCTTCCCGGGCATGTTCTCTCCTCGCGCTATCGAGGAGTTCGGCGTCGACCTGGGCAAGGAGATCATCTACGCCGAGAAGGGGCGCAAACGCATCGAGGCCGTGACCAGCTCGCCTCGTGCGCTTGAGGGAGCGCGGACGACGTTCACGCTGAAGAACGAGACGCATCACTGGATCGCGCCGAACGAGGGCCATGAGATGGCCAAGGTGATTGCGCGCAACGCGGCGAAGTCGCGCGACGGGTCCTCGCGCGTGCTAGCGATCTCCAATGCGCACGCGCCTGGCGAAGACTCCGACGCCGAGCACGACTTCGAAGCGTGGAAGAAGATCGACCAGGGCATCTCCAAGGCGACGGGCATCCTCTATGACTGTCTCGAGGCGCCGGACGTCGATCTGGCGGATGATGCTGCTGTGATTGCCGCTGTTGAGATCGCGCGCGGCGATTCCTTCTGGGTCTCACCTGAGCGCATGCTAGCCGAGATTCGCGACCCGCGCACGACGCCGGCGATGGCGCGGCGGTTCTATCTCAATCAGATCGTTGCGGAAGAGGACAAGCCATTCGACCGCGCGTGTTGGGCGGAACTCGTCAAGCCCAGGCATACCGTCCCGAATGGTGCGCTCATCACGCTCGGTTTCGATGGCTCCGAGAGCCGCGACCATACGGCGCTTATCGGCACGGAGATCGCTACTGGCTATCAGTGGGTCGTCGGCTACTGGGAGCCGGAGCCGGTCGGCAACGGCGAGCAGCGCATCGACTTCCGCGCCGTCGACGAGACGGCCGCTTATGCCTTCGAAAAGTGGGACGTGTGGCGCATGTACGCTGATCCCTACAAGTGGGGCACCTACCTCGCGAAATGGGCAGGCACATATGGTGAGGACAAGGTCGTCTCCTGGGCCACGATGCTCTACCGCCGCATGGCGTTCGCGCTGGCGCAGTACCGCACGGCGATGATCGGAGGCGACCTCACGCACGATGGCGACAAGCGCTTCGCAGCGAGTATTGCCAACGCGCACAAGCACATGCAAAACTTCCGAGATGATGACGGCGAGCTGATGTGGACGATCCAGAAGGAGCGGCCTGATTCGCCGCTCAAGATCGACGCCGCGATGGCAGGCTGTCTCTCCTGGCAGGCGCGGCAGGATGCGGTGGCATCCGGCGCGCTGGATCAACCGAAGGGGAGTATCGAGCTGATCTAATGGACGCTGAAGACCGCAGGCTGATCGCCCAGGCCGGGATCGTCGCCGCAGCGCTCGCCGCCGTCGTACTCGGCGGTGCCGCGGTACTCGCGATAGCGGTAAGATTGTTTGAAGTGATCGCATGATCGACCGCAAGATTACTGCTCAGGTTGTCTTAGAGACATTCTTCACTGAAGGCGAATGGGAAAGACTCCGCCAACTCGTCACGCGGGCGATGGTGTTGCAAGTCATGTTCGGACTAAGCACAAAAGATGCGTGCCAGCAAGCCGTAGAAGAGATGCGATTGATGGATGCTGACGACCGTGCCGCAGAGGCAGGCCGATTGAGATTGGTCGTCTGATGGGCCTCCTTACCGACACCATCCGCGCACTCGTTCCGTCCCGTAAATCGGCTGTCGGCGCCACGGTGCCGTTCTTCCAGGATGGGAGGGCGCAGCTCCCCAACTTCCAGTACGAGACGTTGGTGCGCGAAGGCTACACGAAGAACGAGATCGTCTTCGCCTGTATCGAGGAGTGGGCGACCGACATTGCCGAGCCGGACATTATCGCCGTGCAGGGCGATGAGACGCTCGACGCGCACCCCGCACTCGACCTGCTCTCCAATCCGAACCCCTGGCTGTCGTTCTCTGCGCTTGTGTCGGGCATCGAGATGTACCTGCGTATCGCTGGTAATGCTTACATCGAGAAGGTGCGCGCCGGCGCCACCAACGTCGTGCAGCTCTGGCTACTCCGGCCAGACCGCGTGCGCATCATCCCCGACCGCCAGAAGTACATCGGCGGGTATGAGTATCGCTACGGGGCCGAGACGTACGTCCTGCCGCCCGAGGACGTGATTCACCTGAAGACGCGCCACCCGCTAGATGACTTCTACGGTATGCCCCCGCTCATGGCGGCCGCCGCGCGGACGGACATCGACAACTTCATGCGCGACACCGTGAAGTCATTCCTCCAGAACTCCGGCATCCCGGGTGGCGTTCTCACGCTGTCGCAGACACTGAGCACGCAAGAAAAGGAGCTGCTCCGCACCAGGTTCCGGACAGACTTCGGCGGTCGCAATGCGGGGAACATCCTCCTTGCCGAGAATAACGCGAGTGCCGACTGGAAGCCGATGGCGATGCCGCTCGGCGCGCGCGGCCTGGTCATCCCTGAGCTGGACGAGATCGACGAGGCGCGTATCGCGATGGTCTATCGCGTCCCGCTCTCCCTCGTCGGCGCACGGCTGGGCATGTCGTCGAGTAGCTATGGGAACCGGCGGTCAGATCGCGAGTTCTTCACCGAGCAGCAGCTCGTACCAGAATGGGGATCGCTCGCCAGCAGCCTGACGCGCGGGCTGATGCTGGAGTTTCGTGACGCGAAAACACGGATCAAGTTCGACCTGGATACTGTCCGCGCGCTTTCCACTGACCGGGACGCACTCCACAAGCGTGTCTCGCAGACCTTCATGAGCTCCCTGACCTCGTTTGAAGAGTCGCGCGACGCACTCGGCTATCCTCGAACGGTCAAGCCGGATGATATCTTCCTCGTGCCGTCAAACATGGTGCCGATGAAGGCGTCGGACCTATTGGCCGCGGAACCAGCCGCGCCAGCTCCTGCCCCATCTCCCAACGGCAAGGTTGTCCCGCAACCGGAGCCGGTGGCGTGACAGCAATTGTTCTCCGTGTAGCGGAACGCTTCAACATCGCGGTTCATGGACCGTTCAGGGTGGTAATCGTTTGAGCAAAGACGATCGCGGTATCATGATCTCCTGCCCTGAATGCGGTCGGGAAATGGGCAAGGTGCGCGATTTCGCGCGGCTTGTCTGCCCCCGATGTGGGTCTGAACTGACGTACAGAAGCAGAGAAGCGAGAATGCGCCCCTTGACAACAACGCCGAGCGGGGCTATGTTAGAAACTAAGTAACGGGCAAGCGCGGTCTCCACGCCGCACCTACTACGCCCCTCGCGCCAGACTTCGGGGCTCAGGCGCAAGAGGGCCTTCTCTTTTGCCCGACCTCCAGCGCCTCAACGCCGACCTCGAAGTCAAGGCTGTTGATACCAAACAGCGCATCATCGAGGGCTATGCCGCCGTCTTCGGCAATCTCGACCGCCACGGCGACATCATTGAGCCGAAGGCGTTTGACCGCACCCTCAAGGAATCCCCGGATGTAGCTGTTTTCGTCGGCCACAACATGGCCGCGCTCCCTGTCGGCGAGCCGCTGGAGATGCGCGCCGACGAGAAGGGCCTTTTCACGCGCACCAAGGTCTACAAGACATCGGACGGCGATGCGCTGCTCGAAGTCGCCAAGGCGCGGCTCGACGCTGGCAAGACGCTCGGCATGAGCATCGGCTACCGAACGATCAACGACAACTGGCAGAAGCAGGACGGCGTATCCGTTCGCCATCTGCTCGATGTTGACCTCGCTGAGTACAGCTACCTCGCTTCGCCGAACTTTGCTGCGAACCCGGAGGCCTCCGTCGTCGCCACGAAGAGGCGCGAGGACAAGGCGCAGTGGGACACGGCCTACATCAACAACCTGCCCGCCAGCTCGTTCGCCTACATCGAGCCGGGCGGCTCGAAGGACGACGAAGGTAAGACGATCCCGCGCGAGTCGCGTCACTTTCCGCACCACGACGCTGAAGGCAACGTCGACCTGCCGCATCTGCGCAACGCGCTCGCACGCGCTCCGCAGTCACCTTTCGGCGCGAAGGCGCTGCCGCACCTCGAGCGCCACGCGAAGGCCGAAGGCGTGGGCAAGGGCTACATCGAAGACGCGATAGACGCGCTCACCGATGTCATGGCGGAGATCGAGGCCAAGTCCGGCCGCGTGATGTCGCAGAAGAACCTCGACCGCGTGCACGAGGCGATGACCGGTCTGGGCATGGTGCACGGCGGCACGTGCGACATGGATCAGGAGTGCCCGATGGAGCAGAAGGCGGAGGACCCGCCAGAGAAGAAGCGGGAGCCGCTGCCGCTCTTCCCCGATCTCGAGACGGACGAACGCAAGGCGAAGCGCGCGGAGATGGACGCCGCGCTCGCGAAAGTGAAGCTCGCGTAAGGAGGCGACATGCCAGACATCAAGCTACTTCAAGAGGAACTGGAGCAGACGCTCGACCGTCGCACCGCGATCCGCGAGAAGCACAAGGGAACGCTTCCCGAGGACATGCGCGCCGAGGACGAGCAGCTCCACGAGCGCGGGCTCAAGATCAAGACGCTCATCGAGGACGAGAAGCAGAAGGCGCGCGACGCCGACTTCAACGACCTCGGCAAGTACATGACCGACCCGAACTATCGCGTGCCGCGTGCCGTCAACGACGACCTCGACAGCAAGAAGATGCTCGCCGGCGCCGCCTGGGAGATCAAGGATGGCAACATCTACCGCGAGACTTCAACCGGCGCGAAGGTGATGATGTATGGCGAGGATGTGTTGTTCGGACCAGTTCCGACCAATCCTCGCGATGCCGAAGTGGCGAACTATTGCAAGCAGACCCGCTCGATCTTCCAGCCCCTATACCGCGACGCGTA